ATGGCGGGTGCAGCTTTACTTGCCAGCTTTGCAACAGCGTCAGCACGGATTTGATTTTCAGCATCAGAAACATTTCGGCGTGCGCGTGCTGCCGGGGAGTTCAACTCCATTTCATTTGCTGCTTCTTTTTCCGTTTGGGCAGGGATACCGCCACCTTCATCATATCGTTTTGAGCGTTTCATAATTTACTCCTTAGCAGGCCATGCCGCCCTTGTTCATTTTAATTTGCTTAGCTTTGGTCTTGCCTTGGGTGGCAATACCGTTAGCAGAAGCGCGGAAAGAACCTGTAGAGCCGCCCTTGGCGTAGCGCGCAGCGCCGCCACCGCTGTCCATGATGCCGTTGGGAGGAACGGTATACCCGCCGCCAGCTAGCTTGGCCATGCCGCCAGCTTTAAGGCCAGCATGCGCTTTGGATGCGGGCTTAGCTGCATGTTTAGCCAACGCCGCAGGCATACCACCAGCAGCATAGGACATACCACCGCCCATCATCTTCTTAACGCTGCCGCCGCTTTTCATTGCGCCCTCGCCATCGCCAATAAAAGCAGGTTTACCGTCTTTCATAGGCATACCACCAGCAGCCATCTTTTTTGTGCCTTTTTTCTTCATCATTGCCATGAAGCCGGGATTCATTTTTGTAGCCATATCACCACCTCGTTTAAAAGTTTTGCCTTTATCGGCGTTGCTAAAGTCCTGCCCCACAGCTTGTGAGACTCCTACTTTCTTGGCAAAAGCAGGGCTATTCGCCACAGCAGCCATGAAATTGTGTTGCTTCTTACTCGTGCTTGGCATCTTTTTTTACCAGCCTCTGTACGGTGTCAGTTTCCCAAATACGAATGCTTAACCAAACAATAGTTAAGACACCGCCAATAAGCGTTACCATAGGAGTCATCCACCCTAAAAAACCACCAAGACCCATTACTACGGCAGCGCCGTCAGTCATTGTTTTCACATCGTGTGTGTCGGTCATAAATACCTACCTTTAGTTTTACCGCGCTGAGCAATACCGTCGCCGCGCCGCGAAGCGCTGTTTACAGAACCGCCGCGTTTCATACCGGGCGGTTGAATCACGTTTTGTACCGGCGTAGGCGTGTCGTTACCTAGATTAAATGGTTTGAAATCTTTTGGCGGTGGCCCACCAGACGTTGGATTTTGCAATGGGTCGAAATCTGTTGGCGGGGGCGCTCTTCCACCAGACATTGGCTTTTGCGGAGGCCTTGGCATAGGCCTGTCAGGCATTGGTGGTGGCCCACCAGACGTTGGATTTTGCAATGGGTCGAAATCTGTTGGCGGGGGCGCTCTTCCACCAGACATTGGCTTTTGCGGAGGCCTTGGCATAGGCCTGTCAGGCATTGGTGGTGGTGGTGGCTTAGTAGCAGCTTTTTTGGCTGCTTTTTCCGCCATCCTCATATCTCGCTCTTGCTTTGCCAACATTAATTGTTCTTTACGGGCGTCCCTTACAGGCGTAGGCTTTTTTGGGGGAATCATAGGCATGGTATTTCCTTTAACATTTCCATCTCGCAAGAGCAGCCGCCTTACGGGTAGGCTTGCCTTTTTCATCTTTCATCGGCCCCGGCATACCTGACATCCGCGCACAAAACGAGTCCTTGCGCGGGCCACCTTGAGGCTGAGGAGCTTTTAAATTACTGCCTGTTGCTGCGTTGTACTTTGCACGGCCCTTGGCAGTCAAGCCCGCCCCCTTGGAGACCGGTAGCTTCTCGCCCCGGCCTACAGAGAGAACCGGGCCTTTTTTCTTAGCCATAGAAAATTGTGACTGAGCCTATGCTCGTCACATCCGCATAAATATTGGTGCTAAACAACACACCTTCACCCGGAAGTATCAGGTAGGTAGGCTGCGTAGCGGAAGCTACCGTATTGAGAGTCATAACGGTTGTGCCGGATGTGCCGCCATCTTTAAACACAACACTACCTGCCGTTGCCGACGGAACAATGTAGACAGCTTTAATCCTTGCGCGGCCTATGGTAGCGCTTGCTTGGTTTGTAAATTGTCCGTCAGCAGTAAGTACCTGACTTGCTAGTACATCAGTTTGCATGCCCATAATCAATCTCCTATAAAACAGGGGCCGAAGCCCCAAGATTAATTACTGCTGGCTGGCAGGGGGGAATTGCAAACCGTTAGAGTCAGCAACCACATACATAATTGTGTACTGCACAGTACCGGCAGTTACTGCGGCAACGGTTGGGGTCATCGTAGCGATAATCTTAACGTCCGTAGCACCAATACCAATACCGTTAGGAGATGCCGTAGAAGCTGCGCCGCACCATGCGCCCAATTTAGCGGCTGCGTTGCTAATAGCTGCACGACCAGCCGAGGTTACATCTGTAGCGGCCCAGTACAAGGCGGCTGTAGTGCCATCACCAATGCTCACGTTTGCTGCGGTAGAACCTGTAAATGCAACAGTGGTGTCGATCAGGATGTCAACGATTTGAGCGCCAGCAGGCAGCACGCAAATGGTGTCAGTAGTAGCCGAAGCGGCTTGACCCGTGTAGTTCTTTTTGAACGTCTGAGAAACAACGGTTGCGCCGCAGTTTTCAATAGTGCCAACAGTTGTGCCAGTGGTGTTTTTAACAGTGCCGAGCAGCCAAGGGCCGAGATGAGTTGCGAATCCCATGATAATTCCTTACATACAAGTTAGGTACATTGATCGGTATGTCGTCTGCCGGGACAGTTCAATGCACCGGAAATCCCGGATTAGCTGCAATATACACCAAAAAGAAAAGGGGCACAAGGCCCCTTTTCCATGTCCGATTAGGTCGAACCGGGTGATCCAAAGATACCCAGCGGGTCAGACACGCCGAACGAATAACGCTCGCGGGCCTTGTAGCGGACATTGCCGGTATCAAAGTCGCCGTCCATGCTGTTAGCCAGCGGAGTACGGATAAAGTGCTTCAAGCCGTTAGGCACGTCGGTCAACAAGAACCAGCCGTTTGTGTCGGTCAGGTAATGGTTAACACAGTAGCCTTCAGGAATAGAACCGTTGTTCTTCAAAGCGTTGATGTCATTGTCGGTGGTACCAACGCGCAGTTCTGTTTCCAGCAGGCGGGTAGCGACGAACATCAAGTTTGGAGGAACAATCAGCTTCTTGGGCTTAGCGGCGATTAGCAAGCCACGCTCATCAGTCCAAGCGGCGATTTGAATAACAGCGTTTTCCAACGAAGTTTCGTTCAAGTCAGCACCGGTAGATGGGCGATTGCTGTTGGTACCACCAGACACCAGAGGGTGAGCCGTGCTGCACAACGCCTGACCGTCACCGTAGGTATACGACGAGGTAAATGCGTTGTTCAGGATAGCGGCTGCTTTAACCTGCTTGGTGTATGCCATACCACGGGCCAGAGCCTTGGTGTAGCGGCTGGAGAGGCTGTCGTACAAGTTATCTTCCACAGCTTCCTCAGTGATGGAAAAGCCCATCGCAATGGTTTCGTGGTTGTAACGAGCAGTCCAAGCTTCCTGCGCATTGTCATAAGCAATGGCAGAACCCTCAGCCTTCACCGGAGCGGCGGAGAAGCCCGACAGCTTGGTTTCCTCTTCAAAGCTACGCTCCGAAGTTTCGGTCTCGTAGATTTCCTTGTGCTCTTCGCCGTACTTGGCGTACTCCAGACCGAACAGTGCATTCAGACCGGGGAGCAACTCTTTCAATAGTTGTGCGCGTGAAATAGCCATTTTGAGTTACTCCTTATTAAGCTACGGCGAGACCGGCGTAGTAGGCATGTTGGGCAAAGTTAATCTTAACCAGCAACTCCGAGTATTGTGTAAACACAATGGTTGCGCTAGCGGGGATTTCGCTACCAGCAGACGAGCTGAGGATAGTTTGGTTGATGGTAATGGACGTTGCACCAGCAGCGGCTGCTGTGGTAACAAACGAACCAGTCTCAACTATTTGGCCGTTAGAAGCGACAAAAGACACGTCAACACCAGCCACAATTGCGCTTGGCAGGCCTGAGCCGGTCAAGGTGATAGTAGTGGTAGAAGACGAACCAGTAGCCGACACCGAAGCAGCGGTCTCACGCACCACGTCAAGGACGCGGACGGGGAAGGTTGCGGTAGTTGCAGGAGTAGCAGTCACACCGGCAATGGCGTTAGCCGAGTTACCTGTGTTAGTGTTGCCCGTGTTGTTAAGCATCTGCAAGTTTTGGCCGATGAGAGCAATGCTGCCCGAACCAACAACCGTAGTGCCAGAGCACACAACGCCTTTGTATACCGTGTCAGGATCGTCACAGACGATAGCTACCGCATCACCAGCAGCCAGCGAACCGGGCCAGTATTGCGAAAACGTCTTCTGCTTAGTCACTGGGTTGGTGTAAGAACAACCCAAGAAAATGCCGATTGCGCCAGTAGAATTGGCAGTAACCGATTTACGGTTAATCTGACCGCGAGTCAAGCTAACATAATCACCATAAAAAATGGCGGTCGTGTAGTCATAAGGGATAGAGTATTCGCGGGTAGAACCTGCAAATACCTGCCCACCGATCAAATTGATCGGCTTTAGGCCGTAGGGGGCCGATACCGTGGGGTAAGCCATAATTGGACTCCAAAAAAATTAAGTACCTTTACCGAAACTGACCTTGCTATTACGCTCTTTGAAAAGCGGCATACGCGGGTCATTTTCACGCATGTAGGTGTTGTCTACCGAATTCATCTGATTATCTGCCTGTTGGCGGTAATACTCATCACGTTGTTCAGTAAATTCCACCGGGGTTTTGCATAACATCAAACCGCCCACCACCACGCTGTCGGCAAACTGTCCATTGGACGAGCCAAACAAACGGATTTCAGGGTGATCCGAGGCTTTTACGGGTTCCCAACCCTCGCGGAGCTTAGAAGAAAGATTGGTGGGATCATCCTTGTTGAGTGTGCTAACTCGAATCCAGCGGAACGCATAACCTTCTTCCGGTAAGGGATCAGGTAGAAGCTGGGGCGGCATCCACTTCGTTGGACGAGCGGCTGCTGCACGGGTTTCAAGATCACGACTCTTACGAATTGTCTCAGTCATATTCATTTCCTCATCTGTTCTGCTATTACTTGCCGGGCATAAAGTTCCAATGGAACTCCAAGACGCTTAGCAAGGTCCACCTGCGATTTGGTAAGTACGACTTTCTTGGGCGCAGTACTACGTGTTGCCGGTGAGACAACATTCGATCTTGTCCGCTGAGGGGGCGCATCAGCAGGATTTGTAGACTCGAACTCATCTGCAAATCTTTCCCGCATTTCGGCGTCAATACGTTCGTAGTATTTGGCGCTTCCTGCAGTATATCCTTCTGCCACAACATCGTCATGGAGTCCTACGGCATACGCCGTCATACCCTTTTTGTTTCCAAACCAAGGATTACGCTCGGTCCAGTCCCGTAATTGGGGGTCCATGTCCGCCGGTTGCGGCTGTTGGGTAGTTTGTACACTATCTTCAGTGATTTGTACAGGGGTTGGACGAAAATTAGCCACACGATCGGCTTTTAGCCGCGCCGAGGTCATTTCCTCCTGTGCTGTGGCCAGTGCGTCGGGGTCTCCAGCCTCGTAGGCTTCCTTAAATCTATTCCGGGCTTTCTCTACGTCATGCGCAGCTACGCGTTTAGCCTGCTCCACCAAGGCCGTCTGGCCATCGTGCAAGGAGCCCTTGAGTTTTTTATTCTCCTCAACTACTTGGCGAGCAAGGCGTACAGCCTCCTCGCGCTCGCGCTGGGCAGATTCTTTAGCTCGGCGCTCCTCGTGGTAGCCCTTGGAGAAGTGTTTGATCCGGCTCTGGACACTGGCGTCGTACTTGGACAGCTCCTCATCCGTAACTTCGGCGGGGGCCTCGACCATGGGTTTACGGTTACGGTCCGCTGCCGGGGTGTCGTCTACGACCTCAATCTCAGGCGCGGGGTCTACAAGTCGTCCACCAGCTTTAGCCTGTTTGGCTTCAATTTCGTCAGGAAATTCAAATGTAGTTTGTTCTGTTGCCATGATTTACTCCTTAAGGACGTTGGATTCCGCGAGGGTCTTGCACAACCGCCTCAACAGAATCGTCGTTAATAAGCCGCCATTCGGTGCTGTGGATTTTCATCCGGGTACCGGTATTGGGCCGCGTCAAAATAAAATCCCCCACCTTGCAGCTAGGGCCGCTGGGGAACTTGTCTTTAGGGAACGCGTCAGGGCCAATCTTGGCCACAAACAACACAGGAGACAGGAGCTCCTCGTAGTGCATCATGGTCGAGGTCTTCACAAGGGCACTGCCCTCAATCGTTTCCTCCGCCTTAGGCAGCATACACAAAAGGTGGTACGTCACCGGCTCGGGAATTTGGCTTGCTTTCTGCTCGACGGTGGTATTTAATACCCCCGACAAGTCAACGGCTTGAACATCAAAGTCAGTCATGGTTAGCTTTCAAGATACGCACGAGGTCACCTATTTCCATCTGTGCGGTCAGGAGACCTCGGATAACTCCGCACAGTTCCCGGTAAGCAGGAAAGTCAGCGACTCCCCCCTCTGCCAAAGACTCAGCTAATTCAGTTCGACGTTGGGCGATTTTTTCGCTCAAATGTTCAAGTACCTGTATTTCGTTCATTTATTACCTTTTGCTTTGGCTGCCTCCGCTGCGGTGTGCAGCTTGTGCAAGTGGGTCTGATCGGCATGTTTAAGTTTCTGCAAGTGCACCGCACCGCCGTGGGCCATGGCTTGTTGCGCTTGCGCACCCTTCATCTGCTGGGCTTGTTGTGCCTGCATCTGCTGAGCCTGCTGGGCTTGTTGCGCCTGCTGCATCTCCATGGCGTGACGCTGCTTTTGAATCTCCATCTCCTGCTGGTGGCGGGCCATGATGATCTCAGGCGGCTCGCCGGTAGCTTGGTTCTCTTTGATCCGCAGCTCCCACTCTTTCATAGCCAAGTCGCCCTCGACTTTCTTAGCCTTAGTCTCGGCGTCTTGTTTCTTGATGGCCAGCTCAGCCTGCTGAATCTGGACCAGCGGGTCTTGCGCAGCTTGTTGGGCTTGCGCCTGCGCGGCCTGACCCTTGCTGTCCTGCAGCACCTGCTGTGCGGCTTGGGCCACCAGCTGTGACAACTGCACCTCCAGCTCTTCTGGCATATCCTCGTCTGGCTTGGGCATCGGAACGCCAAGCTGCTTCTCAATCTTCGTACGGTATGCGTATGCCAAGTGCTCCGAGATGTGGGCGTCAATCTCGGCCATCATCTTCTGGGCTTGTGGGTTCTGGCCAATCTGCTGCATCAGGAGAGGGTCCTGCTTCATGGCGGTGTGCACAGCGATGTGCGCGTCGTGGTCTTGGTAGATAAACGCCTTGGTCGGCTTGCCGTTGAGAAACGCCATGTTCTCGGACACAGGGTCGCGGGGTTTCATGTCGTCGTCGATCGGCACCAGCTTGTCCGCGTTTTTGATGCCCAACACCTCAATCATCTGGCGGTGCAACTGGGGCAGGTCATAAATCTGTGGAGCCCCTTGAGCCAGCTGGATCACAGCTTGATACTGCATGATCCGTTGTGCCATGGTCGCGCTGTTAGGGTCCGACACCGGAATGACGGCCACCATGTCATAGTCACCGCGCTTGGCTTTGCGACTGCCAGACGACGGGTCGAAGCTGTACTCCTCTGGCGTGTAGTCGCGGATGATGTCGCGCAGCAACTGGAACTCCTCCTTCATGGAGAAGTGCACCCGAGCCTGAACCGCGCTCATGGTTTTGAGCTGCCTTTCAAGCAGGGCTAGAGTCGTACCTACCGGAGCATTCGCACCCATGTCGCTGATGTTCATGTCAGCAATTGAGCCCAGACGGCGCCCTTCATCGGTAATCTGGTTTAACAGGGCCAGCAGAACTTGGCTTGGCTCCTTGTAGGGGAGCGGCATAATGTTGTCACGCAGGGCCCCACTGGCAATGTCCACGTCACGGAACTCGCCCGGGGCGATCGGGGTATCGTCGCCCTTAACCCGCAGACCGCGAGTCTTCATACCACCGGGCAGGTTGCTTAGAGTACCTGCGTCCACCAACTGACGGATTATGCTAGTGCCTGCGCGGGCGTAGCCGCCGATCAAATTAATGAGTCCAAGGCCATAGGCACCGAAGCCGGGGATGTAGGTGTACTGTACAAAGTGCTGGCGCTTCAGCCGGTTCTCATCGTCCGGGTTCCAGTTACGGCGGATGGCCAGAATGTCAGTAGTAGCGCGGTCAATCGTTACAACATAAGGCAGGGCGATGCCGTCTTCGTCTTTGTATCCGGGCATATCGTAGTCGACGTGCACCTCCAAAGTCTGGTAGCGCTCATCGTCAGTGATGGAGTAGCCCTGATCCTTGGCCTTCTGCTTTTCAATGTCCGTGTGGATTGTGGTCGGCTCGCCAAGATCAACCTCCCGGTAAAACCCAGCCGCCATCAGCTTGGCTAACTCGTTCTTGGTCTTACGCATAACGTGCGTGACCCGTTCCGAGGTGCGTACGCTAGACGCACCATAAGGAATAATCAAATCCTCTGCAGGGATAAACATCGCCACCTGACGGCCCATGCCCGGGTCGTAGTAGACCTTTTTAAACGCAGACCCCGCCAAGCCAAGGTTGTACAGCATGCGCTCATGCTCAGGCCGGTACTCGCTCATCACTTCGGTTAACTGGTAGTTCATGTCGTCACGGACGCGCTCCCCAGCTTCTTCCTTCATCCTGTCGATCGCGCCAATGATCTCCGTCTTGACCGGACCCTGCGCAGGAAACGTTTCAATAATCGTTTCACTCTGGAACCGTACCGCCGCTTCGGTCAGCACCGTGCTGAACACTCCGCAAGCCCCGAGCCATGGCTCAGTACGCTCTTCGTACTTCATGCCCAGCACTTCCAGACCCTTGACGTACGCCTCAACCCAATCTTTGCGGCTGTTAATGTCAGCATCAATGAGCTCAAGCAGGTCACTAGCCACCATCTGCAGGTCGCCTTGGTCCATATCTTCAGCCAAGTTGGCGTCAAAATCATCACTGGCGGCAGAGTCTTCCGGTATAAGGGTAATCTCCATGGAGCCGTCCGACATGGATACTGCATCGGGGTTGTCAATCTCAATTTCCAAATCTGGGGCGTCGGGGCCGTCTTCATCTTGCAACCCTAGGGGTGCTTGAGAAATGGACGAAAACATACTGCTCGTTGCCATACTATTTCCTTTTGAGCGTAGCTCTATTGGTATCTGGGTTGTACGTGTACGCACCGACTTTCTTACCCGAAAGTTTGGACGCACGATCTTTAGCTCGTTCTTCAGCGGTCATGGAGTTACGCGCAAGCCCCGCAGGGGTTAGCTCTTCTGACCCTTCCTTCATCTGG